GGCATGATGATCATCAGGTTTGGCACGTTTCAGCGTTCAAGCGCTATGTTGATGTCGATCAAGAACCGCATACCAGAGTTAAAATTCAATGGGATCAGGGGTAGAATAAGACCAATCTGGCCCATAGGTCTCCCGCCACAGCTTTGGCTCCCTGTGCAGCGCTATTTTGCTTGTGTCGAACATCCCCTGATGGTGGCCCTCACAAAGCGGAATTGATTTTCCATCCGCAACTTTAGTGGTTCCAAACCTGTCATGAATTGGATGGTGGGCTTGCGTGGGGCTTTGTTGCACCTCTCCAAAGCGCTGACAAACGCAACACTTTTGTTCCCTGATCCACATCAAAAAACCAATATCTTTTTTATTCTTTGGCTTCTTTAACCCAAGGGGCGGCTTCTTCATCAGGTTTGACATCATTTTCCTTTGAATTGCTGTGTTTGCAGTTTTCTTTTGGAGCCGCACCACACTTGCGGCATGGCTCATGTAAGTTTCTAAAAATCTGACGGGTCATTTTTTATTTACCAAAAAATCGTAATCTCCCGCGATGATTTCAGAAATTCTACCCTGATTTACATTGAATTTTTCTGCTAATTCCCTTGTGCTAATCGAGGGGTCTTGCATATGGGAGCGCAAAACCTTGTCCCTTATTTCTGCGGTGATTGGGTTTGCAGTTGCATTTGCTTTTTGCGTTTTGTGTTTTTTTCGGACCATGTGGCGCAAGGCAGCTTGAACTGATGCTCTAACGAACATTCGATCAGATCTACCAGTTGCCATTTCATCAAGGAGATGCTCCAATATTTGTCGCGCTCTGGGAATATCACTCATTCAAAAGCTCCATTGGATCTTGACCGATTGCCTCGGCCAGTTTCATCATAGCCGTTTCAAAATAAACATTGAAATCTTGCTGGTTCATTTTTGACATAGCGATGCTGTCGGGAACGTAAAAAATTGCTCCTGTGATTTCGCTGATGATCCGCTGGTGATAGCCGCAGATCATTTTTAATTCTTTGTGCAAGTGATCAGAGGTTGCCCACTTGCCTGTTGATCGAACAACAGCCCCAAGGATTGACCAGTAAAGCTTATGATGCTCTGGTGATCTTTGAGACACCTCGGCCAGATCAAAAATTTGATTGTTCGGAAATTCAGATAACCGCTGCGCGTCATAGGATGTTACGGGCTGAAACTGCCCATCTTTCAAAACAACGGTTATCTTTGGCTTTTCGCTTGCCATGATCTTTAAACAAGCTTCCAGATCGTAATTGATGTTCCCCACTTTCCCATAGCCTTTTTTCCGCTATCGGCAACAAGGCCCGCATTTTTCAATTCGCTAATTCTGGGTTGAACTGAAATTTCTGCGCGGTTCATGATTTTGGAAACTTGCTCCACAGTCAATTCTTTGCGCTGATGGAAAAGCTCTAAGACTTGCTCGCGGATCGTGATTTTACCATTTTTGTTGAAGCTCGCGGCCTCTTTGCTTGCATCGTTTTTTTGATACCCAATTTTTTCATCAGTGTATGGCACTTTTATTCCTCCAGTTTATTGGCGGCGAGACAGCCCCGCCGCCTTCTTAATTTAGCCGCCAAAAAGGCCAGATGATTTTTTCTTTCTTATTGGAAACCCAATAACGCCAGTTCCAACTTGAACCTCATCATCTTCGTAATTTTTACGGTCAGAAAAATGGTCAATCATCCATTCTTTTATTTGAGTTGTTTTTACCAAGCCGCGTCCATATGAACCCTTCATATCAGCACAGGATTTTTTGCTTTTTGTGCTTAAAAGCGCGTAACCCTCAGATGCGGCTCTTACCAATAAAAACTCCTGTCCATCTGCACGTTTTGCGAGTTGAAATATAAGCCTGTCACCAACGACTATTTTTGCTCGCTTTAAAAGTTGTGCGCTTATGTAACACGTTAATGCGGGAGCTTTGCCGCTTTGAAGCTTAACGCTTGATCCAGTTCTTCTTTCTGCTAAGGGCAGAATTTCGTCTATAATTTCAAAATCCATTTTTCCATCCATTCTCGGAGTTATTTTTTTTGCGGGTGATGATTTTCTAAAAAGGAATTTCATCATCTGGAAAATCAGAGTGTCCGCTTGTCTCTGACCCTTGATTGTAACCTTGCCCTCCTTCTTGTGATTTGGCTTGCCCTTGAAGCGTCACTTCTGAAACTTCAATTTCCATGTAGGTTCTTCCTTCATATTCGCGGGTATCGAATGACCCACTAACACAAACAGAAGTTCCCTTTTTTATGTAGGAGGAAAGGCGTTCGCCTCTCACCCCCCACAATGAACAGTTGAACCAAATGGTGTGTTCATTTTCGCCCCAGCCAGCTTTAACTGCGACTGAAAACCCAAGGACACTTTTACCCGATTTGGTTTGGCGAATAGTGCTGTCTTGTCCAACATTACCCGCAACGGTGATGTTTCTCATTTATTGGGTTCTCCAAATTCTGATTTCACCGCCTTCGACTTCGCGCTTGGCAACCGACATATTTAGCCGCCGCGCTGTTTGATAAAGTGAATTGAACTTTACCTGATCCGTTGCAATGAAGCTGTCGCCAACTTCCATTTGCTCCAGAATTTTGACCATTGCCCCAGATCTTTTTGCCTCGGGCATTGGAATACCTTTTTCGATTTGAACATTTACTTCTTTCATGGCTTATTCTCCTATTGCCAGTTTTAGTGCTTGACGCACCTCCAAGCCTTTTGGCTTGTCCATTTGCTCCAAAGCAAAAATCTTGCTTTCAAGCTCAATCTCTCTATCCCGCAAAACTTCGGGCTTTTTTGATTTGATCCAAGAAATCAACCCATCTCTTATTTTGGATGCGCTGGGCTTTTCTTGTGGCTTTTCTTGTGGCTTTTCTTGTGGCTTTTTCGCGGGTGGATTTGATGCTTTGTTGCCATCATCATCACTCACATCTTCATCAGGCTCTATTCCAGCCAGCCCCAGAAGCCCGTAACGCTTCGCATAAGTCATGGCGCTTCCGAAGCCTTGCATATTGTTTTTGTCGATTATCAAATAAACACGGCTCTCAAAGCTCTGGCCCGTGACATGTTGGAAAGACGTTTCTACAAAATGTCCAAGATCATCTTTTCCAGCGCGTTGCACAAGAGCAAAGCTATTGGATTGCAGGGCGGGCATTACAGCCTTGAAAACCGATTGAAGGCTTGCATACCTATTTCCAAAATGAGGGTTCACGCTGTCCTTGTTTGGCGTTCCCATTTCATCCTGTGCCTTGATTAAGGCTTTAACTGCTTCGCTCATTATTTCATCCTTATGCTAATAGATTGTGGCCCCGTGTTCAGAACGGCCCCGTCGATAACCTCGCCCGCTTGAAGCAATTTTTTAATTGCAGCCTTGTCAGGCGTTAAAGTTGTTTTGCAGAGTTGGGTTGGGATCTTTGTTTGATCGTCAATAAGAACGCTTTGAGATCCTTCCCGCAGAGTTATTGTGGCAAGCGAATGAGGTATTTTCTTTTGTTGCGTTGCCAGCAATATAATTTTTAAAGATCTCTTAATTGCTTCTTTACGCGATCTAACAGCATCACGGCGCTGCGTATATTTCAGTATTATATGATCAAGCTTTGCTTCGTCGCCTTCTGCGGTGACAAGATCCTCCAAGCCAGACCCAACCATATCCATGACATTCGTTTCGCCATCAAGCGTATCCCAAAATGTTTCGAGATCGTCTTTGTATTCGGATAAAATTTCAGACAAATATGTCAATTCTGATGCGTGAATTTTCATGATTGCGCCTTTAAAATCTGCGCGTCATAATCCCTGCAAGCTTTGTTGATTGCTTCCTCAATAAATGAGGCCGCACATGGGGGAAACGTTTTTGAAAGAAGTTGCGCATAAGTAATTTTACCAGCGTCCAATTCTTCAAATAAAGCCAATGTATGCTTTGCAATATCGGCCACTAAAACCGCTTTAATAGCGGCAGGGGTGGGGTGTGACATTTTTTTCTCCATTTTTATAATCACCAACGTAATGGCATTAATCTTCTTTTTCAAGATTATTTTTTTATCTTTTTATATTTCATTTTTGAATAAGGTAAATCCTACTCTATATACGGTATGGTCATAATAGACATATATGGACCTATATGGCTCTATCTATATACAGTAGGCTCTAGGAAGATCTATGTAGATACAAAAGACATGCTACCATATGTAGGTCGCCATGGGGAGCATATATCTTTTTGGTTATTCAAAGTTGACATTGAGGTTGTTGTCAGATAGAGAAAAAAGGCGCTGATTAAAAAACCAGCGCCAAGTAAAAATGGAGGAGGGATGTGTCGCACCCCAGCCGCAAGGTAGGGCATCCCTTCCATTAAATCAATGGAGGATATATATGTCACATTTTATGACTGCCCTTGCAATGAAGCAAAAAGGGTTGAAGCCATCCGCAAAGATCGTTCTTTACTGGCTTGCAGATCATCACAATGGAGAAACGGGGGATTGTTTCCCAAGCCACAAGAGGCTCGCGGATCTATGCGAAATGTCTCGGCAATCAATAATCAACAATATTAAATCTTTGGAAGATGCGGGGTTAATTAGAAAATCCTCAAGGGTTCGTGAGAATAACTCAAAGACCGCGAATGCCTATGAGTTGTTACTAACTGATCTTTCAAAGTCTCCCACCCATGTCAAAAATTTGGACAACCCATGTCAAAAATCTTTACATGGGGATGTCAAAAAATTGGACAACCATAACCTTGTAATAAATAACCTTGGAATAGAACCAGTGTATTCTGTGGCTATTGCCTTCGAGGCTTTTTGGAAAATTTACCCAAGGAAGGTCAAAAAGGCTGTTGCAAAAGAGCAGTTTGCAAAAGCTTGCCAGAAGCATAGGCTCCAAGATATTATGGACGGGGCCAAGGAATACGCTCAAAGCGTAGAGGGCAAAGATAAGAAATACATTCCGCACCCCAATAAATGGTTGAAAGATGAAAGATGGAGCGATGAGATCGAAAATAATTCTAAGGAAGTTGACGTAGAATTTCGGGGAATGGTCAATGATATTGCGGGGAACTTCTAAATGCTGCCAGCTTTAAAAACCACAGTTATGTCAAACGATGAGCGCAGAAAGCATAGAGCGCTTATCGTAATCAAATGCAAATCAATGCTGGCCCGTTTCTATGAGGCAAATCTTGATCCAGTTATTCGCAAAGAAATTTATACTGGGTGGGTGGAGGCTTTAGAAGATTATGAAATGGATGAAATCGACGCCGCTTGCAAAAGACACCTTTCGGAAACGCCCAACAGAAGGCCGCATGAGGGCCATATAAAGGCAATGATCATAAAGGCCAGAGGAGAGCGCATAAAACGATTGCCACCCATAAAACAGCCTTACATTGCCTCTGAGGATAGGCCGAAAATATCCAGCGAGGATATGAAGGCCAGAAGAAAAGCGGCTGATAGCATCATGAAAAAATTTGGGTTTGGAAAATAAAAATATTTCGCTATGGTTAGGTGTGAGGGCTTATTCGCCTTTGCCTCACAAACTGGCTCCCCTTGGCTAGGATATACCCTGCGATAGGGGAGCTTTTTTAATTGGGAGAATAAAATTGGGAAACTGGCCCGCTGATAAAATCACGAAAAGAAAAGTTACTGCTTTAGTTCCATACGCCAGAAATAGCCGAACTCATAGCGATGAACAGGTTGCACAAATAGCGGCGAGCATTAACGAGTGGGGGTTTACAAATCCAATATTAGTTGATCCAGATGGTGGGATTATAGCGGGCCACGGACGATTATTGGCGGCGCAGCGGCTTGGTATTGATGAAGTTCCAACAATGACCGCTGTTGGATGGACGGAAGCGCAAAAGAGAGCTTACGTTATAGCAGATAATAAACTGGCCTTAAATTCTGACTGGGATATGGAGCTTTTAAGAATTGAGCTTGATGATCTTTCTGATTTAAATTTTGAAATGGATCTTGTGGGATTTTCCCCAGATGACCTTGAAGCATTAAATTTCGACAGTGATGCAGAGGCAGAAATGCCAGATTTAAACGATGGGGATAGGGAGCCATTTCAGCAAATGACTTTCACAATGCACGACGATCAAGTTGAACAAGTGAAAGAGGCTATTGAAAAGGCAAAAAAGATGGGTCCATTTGTTGATACAGGAAATGAAAACGGTAACGGCAACGCCATTTCAAGAATTTGTGAGATCTTCAATGGCCTCAGCTAAAAACCTCTTAATAAAACCAATTTCAAGTGCGGCGGCGACTAAGGTCGTAAAGGCAATTCATTACAGCGGAAAAGTTGCAGCAAATTCACAGCTTCATTTTGGTGCTTTTTGGAATGGGAAGCTTGAAGGAGCAATGCAGTTTGGCCCTTCTTTAGACAAAAGAAAAACCCAAGCGCTTGTGGCTGATACAAAGTGGAACTCTTTTCTTGAATTGAACAGGATGGCGTTTTCTGAGGTTCTTCCAAGAAATAGCGAAAGCCGTGCCCTTAGCGTTGCAATGAGGCTTATCAAAAAACATTACCCGCACATTGATTGGATCATAAGCTTTAGCGATGGGACGCAGTGCGGAGACGGAACAATATATAGGGCCGCTGGATTTCATCTTACTTCAATTAAAAAAAATACAAGCATTTGGGAGGCTCCAAATGGAGAAGTTTCTACTGACCTTTCTTTGCGGCTTGGACAGCAAAATAAAACAATAAACAAAACATCAGTGACCAAAGGGAAATCAATAACCCAGACGGGCGCATCTTCAATGAAACCATTTCGTGAAGCTGGGTATAAGCCAAAGAAAGGATTTCAGCTTAGATATGTTTATTTTTTAAATAAAGACGCAAAAGAAAGGCTGACAGTGCCTATTCTTCCATTTAGCGCGATTGACGAA